CTATACTAGAAAGCTTAATTATTTAAATTTTCCAAATTCTAATCAAAAATTTGGATTAGAACAGTTGTTTGGGGGGTTTCTAGATGGTACACAAAAAGGCAACAGGGAATTAAACGAACCGAATAAAGAATTCCAAGGGCCAATATCAAAAGGAAGACATTCGGGTGGTTATGGATTCGATGGTGTTGTTGGTAGGTATTTTTGGATCAATAAGAATATACGATCTATCAAACGGTTTGAGGGTGATTTAACTTTTGAAAGTCGGTTTGGACAATCTCTTAGATTTTCTGCATATGATAATAATAGAAAAAATGACATTGGTTTAGAAGAATATGAAGATTATCATGCTAAAATAAATAACCCTTATACAAAATTTCATTCTGGAGGAGGAAATCCAATGATTATTTTAAGGAACCGCCAGCGTCCTATATGTAAAGAAGGTAGTCAATATAAAAGTCATGATAAACTTCCAGTTGTAACTGGGACACAAGTTGAAAAAAATGTTGGTGGTTATATTGAAGAAGATATAAATAATGATGGGTCAACTATTGCTATTACATCCGGAATGACAATAACAAAGTGGGTAACAAGTTGTTATAAGCAAATGTGGTCAGAAAAAAAAGAAGAACAACCAGCATTTGCGCCGGTGCTATGTTCTAATTTTAAATTTCCTGTTTTAGATAAAGACCAAATTGTTATCAATACCGATAGAATTGTAATGTCATCTCGATTAGCAGAAACTTTTCATTATTCTAAAAAAAGATATGCAATCGTGACAGATTCGGAATACACCGTAGATTCTCATGATCAATTAATATTAAACTCTAACGTAAAAACTGTGATTAACTCGCCGGCAATTTATTTAGGTGAATATAATGTAACAGATGAGCCAGTTTTGTTAGGACAAACCACGATTAATTGGATGTATGAACTCTGTAATTGGTTATTGGAACACACTCATTGGTATAAACATTCTCATATAGATGCTGGTTCTGAATCTCCATCTCAAACACAGTTGCCGACCCAAATACAATCACTAATTCAACTAAGAGATAAATTACATACTCTTATGAGCAGACGTGTATTTGTAACTGGAGGAGGATTAGCACCAGGAAAAGATGGTGGAAAAATTAAAGATGGTGTAAATCCCGTTAATATAAACACCAATTCTGGAGCTGGTGTTCCAGGAAAATTTAAAGGTAAAAATTATAGACCATTATAAAATGTAAATATATTTATTAACTATGAAAGTAAACGAATTTAAATCAGCAATAAAACAAATCATAGAAAAATCCGTTCACCAGGAAGTTTCCAAACAACTTCCTAAACTATTATTCGAACTTTTGAAACAACAGTTGGAATATCCAATCCAAGAACAAAAATTGGTTAAAAAACAAACCATTTTATCATCAAACAATAAAGATATTAAGGAAAATGATTTACTTAAAGAAGAGATGGCAAAAAACTCGGAATTCAACAGTCCAACGGTTCCACAGAAACAATCAATAAAAAGGTATGCTAAAGACCCAAAATTAAATGCAATTCTTAATGAAACTGTTCCAGGCTTACCATCAACCCAATACGGTGACACAGTAATACCTATACCGGATTTTAATAAAGTAGGAGTATCTGATGGATTTATGAGTGAGATTCGTGAAATTTTAACTGAAAGTGAATCTCCAAATAACATCCAATCACCAATAACCAATCAACCCGCAGTAGATTTATCTAATTTGTTTAATAAAAATTTCAAAGCTATTTTAGATAAATCTAAAAAAATTCATGGTGGAAATTCCACTAATGTAATCCAATCTTGGTAAATATGTTATTTATTAATACACAACTAGAAATTCCAATTGGATTAACATTGCCTATTAGAAATGGTGGTGTGGGTTTTTTTGAACAAACACATGATACATTTACATCAACAAAAATTAACATTGTTAATCTACTTCGCACAAGGTTGGGAGAAAGAAGAATGCAACCTCTTTTTGGTTGTAAATTACATAATTTTATATTTGAACAAAATACTGAACTTTTGTCAGAACATATAAAAAATAATATAAATGAAGATATTGGAAATTGGATACCTAATGTTTCTGTAAACAAAGTGGATATAACGTTTTTAAAAAACGAAGAAACCGATAATGTTGATATTTATAAGATATACATTAAAGTATTTTTTACAGTTGACATTATTAATAAAAGTGATGTTGTAGAGATTGTAATTGATCCTAAAAAAAATTAAAATAGAAAGACAATAATGGATTCTACATTACAAAAATCATTTCAGCCGGGTGGAAAAGATGTAAAGTATCTTAGTAAAGATTTTATTAGTCTTAAATCTGAATTAATTAACTTTAGTAAAACGTATTTTCCCAACACTTATCGAGACTTTAGTCCGAGCTCTCCAGGAATGATGTTTATTGAAATGGCCGCTTATGTTGGGGATGTGTTGTCTTTCTATACGGATCAAGCTTTTAAAGAAGGCATGATACAAAATTCAACGGAACGAAAAAATATTATTTCTTTGGCTAAATTTCTTGGATATAAAATAAAGCCCACAAAAGCCGCTACCGCTATTATAGATCTATTTCAACTATGTCCATCCCAAGAAGATTCCACGGGCGATTTTATTCCTAACCCAAAATATCTTTTATCCATAAAAGAACATGCTCAATTTTCAAATTCATCAAATAAATATTACACTTTAGAAAATTCCGTAGATTTCTCAGTTAATACAAAACTTTCTCCACGAGAAGTGACGGTATATTCTAGAGACACATCAAATCTTCCAAACTTTTTTTTAATTAAAAAATCAACCAAAGCAACAAGCGGAAAAATTGTCATTAGAGAATTTTCAATAGATTCTCCAAAATCTTTTCAGGAGATTAAACTGGATGAAGATAATGTTTTAGAAATTATTGATGTGAGAGATTCTGATAATAATAAATGGTATGAAGTAGATTACTTAGCCCAAGAATTAATCCTAACAGATGTGCCAAATGATATTTCTTTTGAAGGACAATTATCTCAGTATAGAGATGAAGTGCCATATATTTTAAAATATCTCAGAACACCTCGAAGATTTGTTGTTAATGTTGATGACAAAAACAAAACAACAATTCAATTTGGGGCCGGGGTGGAAGGATTTTCTGATGAAATTGTAAATTTGAGTAGCCAAACAGTAGGGATAGGATTATCGGGTATTGATACTACAAGACTTCCGTTTGATCCTAGTAATTTCATGAAAAATGAATCATATGGAATCTCTCCATCTAATACAACAATTACCGTAACATATATTATTGGAGGGGGCATATCATCTAATTGTCCATCTAATGATATTCGTAACGTTTTATCGGTAGAGTTTAATAATTTTGATGATGGATTGACCCCTGATGAAATAAGTTTATTAAATACAGTAAAAAATTCTTTTAAAATTAATAATACATCACCTGCTTCGGGAGGAAAAAGCTCAGAAACTGATATGGAAATTAAACAGAATTCTATGGCTAACTTTCCATCTCAGTTTAGATCGGTGACGAGAGACGATTATTTGATTAGGGTGTATTCTATGCCGGCAAAATATGGATCTATAGCTAAAGCGCAGGTTATAACAAATAATAGTCTCAATGTAAATATCAAAAAAATTCTTACAGGAACAGTAGATAATGCAAGTGAATCAATTATAATAGATAATAGTATTAATAACCATATCAGAAACATTACTTATGATAGCAGTAATCCATTTTCTATTAATTTATATGTTTTATCTTATGATGAAAATAAAAATCTTATTAAAATAAACGAAGCATTAACTTCTAATTTGATTAATTATTTAAGAAAATTTAGAATGATGACAGATGGTATTAATATCATAGACGGATATATAATTAATATTGGTATAAATTTTAGTATATCAGTATACAGAGGGTTTAATAAGAAGGATGTTTTAAAACAATGCATTAGTTCAGTAAAAAACTTTTTTGATATTGATTTCTGGAATTTTTCTCAACCGATAAATTTAAGCCAATTAGAATTAGAAATAGCAAAAACACAAGGAGTTCAATCGGTGTTTGATGTAACTATAACAAATAAAACAATAAAAGATGGTAACTATTCAGCCGTAGAATATTCTATTCAATCATCAACCAAAAATAAAATAGTATATAATTCTTTAGATCCAGCAATTTTTGAGGTAAAGTATCCAGATAGTGATATAAAAGGAATTTGTCGTTAACTTATTGATTATGAATTACTTAAAAAAATGTAAAAATTGTGGTAAAGACATTTATTACAAACTTGACACAGAATATTTAAAATGTAAATTAATAATATTAAATAACGTAGAGAAAATATAATTATGCACCATCTAATTTATCCAATACAAGATGCTTATATAAGCAACAAATCATCCGAGATAAATAAGAATTTCGGATTGGATGAGATGTTAATTGTCGGCGTAAGTCATAGTGTGGCTCGTGTCCAAAACGACACAAAAACATATACTTTTTCAAATGAATTTGTAGCAGGAATGGGATTTCAGAATTTTTCCGGATCTCTCACGGGTTCTTTTTACGGTAATTCTCCAATTGCAAATGGAACCATTGTAGGTGGATTAAATTTTTGGTCAGGATCGTATTTTTCCGGAAGCCTAAGTGGTAGTTTATTGGGACTAGAAACAGGTTCATCATTAACTGGAAATTTTAGCGGAAGTTTATATGGATATTCTGGTTCTATTATTTCTTATATCGTGAATGGGGATTTATCAGGATCGCTGTTATCCAATGGATTCTCAAGTTTCACCGGAAAATTGACAGCGGCCACGGGAAGTATGACTGGATATGTTACGGGATATGAAATTAAATCTGAACAAAATTTTACAATTGCGAATAGAAAGTATCTCAATAGAAGTTTACTTAAATTTGATTTATCTGAGATATCTCAATCAATTGTGAATGGTGATATTGTTAGTGCATCGTTTTTTTTAAAACTTAAAACAATAGAAGCAAGAGAACTTCCAAAGACCTATGCAATTTATACATTTCCAGTTAGTCAAAGTTGGGATCAAGGTGATGGGTATTTTTCAGATAATGGGTCGAATCAAGGTGTAAGTTGGAACTGGAAAGATTATTATTCCGGAAGTTCATGGTTTTCTCCACATACTGAGACTATTATCACATCTTCTGTAAATTATATAACAAATTTTGGTTATGTAAGCGAATCTTTTAGACGTGGTGGTGGGACGTGGTATAATACACCATGTTCACAATCGTTTAATTATCAAACAGCAGATGTTAATATGAATGTCACCACAATTGTAAATTCATGGTTAAATAGTACTATTCCAAATAATGGATTCATTCTTCTTAATTCAGAAGAAACCAACGTTTCTTCTTCTAATGCACATATATTCTTTTTTAGTAAAGAGACTAATACAATTTTTATGCCAAAATTGGATGTTGCCTGGGATGATTCTTCATGGATAACGGGAAGCTTTGGGACTGGAAGCGTAAAAATAACAACATATTCACCGGGAATAAGTGGATCAATCATTCAACCCGTAAGCATATCGGATGTATTGGCTACAGGAAGTTTTAGTGGAAATTCTTATATTACACTAAATGCGACTGGACAAATTGTGTCTGGATCTATGATCAATATTGTAGGAACATCCGAAACTATCAATGGTCTTAATATAAACGGAGCTATAATAGGGACATCTTCGGCTGC